ATGGTAATAGAATATAAGAAAGACAGAATTAACTCTAAAGGCAGGGGCCCTAGAGATTTACAACAGAGACACCAAAAACAAGAGTATCCATTACCTCAACAGGGGGTAGTGGATACTTTTTTAGTTGACGAGCTTAAATCTCATATAGCAGAACTTAAACAAGAACTTACTAAATCAAGAAGTGTTGTTCAAATTCCAGCAGTTTTAGAGTCCACTACAGGTTACTCAGAGGCAGAGTTTGAAATAGAGCTTCTAAAGGCTGTGGACGAGTCCTCATCTAAATTACGTTCTGAATATGAATCCAAAATAAAACATTTAGAAGAAAAATTATCCCGTGCTAAAGAAGAAGTTCAAATAGTAAGTGAATCTTTTGAATCCTTAACTAAAGCACAAGAAAGGAAGATAAAGGAACTTGAAGCTAACCCATCTAAACTTGATTCTGTAGTTATTGAAGTTGGAAAACTTCGTATAGAGAACGACTCCTTATCCAAAGATAATATTGCTATAGAAGCTCGTAATAAAGTTTTATTTTCCGAACAATTAACATTAAAACATGAACTTGAACTGTTAAAAACAAAAATTTCTGGCCAAGAGGAAGTAATAAAATCTAAAGATTTAATGATTGAAACTTTAAAAAACATCCAAGTAGTTTATAAGGGTGGAGAAGAGGTAATATCCACTGACCCTGAGAGGCCCCAAATGGAAACTACTTATGTAGATCCATCAGTGTCAAATAAAATGGAGTCATTTATTGAAGTTAAGGATGTTGAAACAGAGACTGAGAAGGTTAACATGAACGACAAGGTCTCGAAATTAAAAGATTTATTAGGGAGGAAGTAATATGAGTAATAAAGTATTAGGAGTCGATACTGGAACAAATTCACTTTGCGTCGGTTATTTAGATGAAGATGGTTCTCCAAAATTTAAATTAGAACGTAATGCTTTTTTTCGTATCACCCCAAAATCAGACGTTAATAAACAAGCCATTAGGGGCTCATTGGAAAAAAGAGGTTGTAATTTTATTGTAGAAGGTGATGACCTGATTGTTGTAGGAGAGCAAAGTTTACATATTGCAATGGAGCGTAATCAAGTGTCAAGTCGCCCAATGGCGAAAGGTGTAATTTCACCAAAAGACAAAAGCAACCTTCCTATGCTTAAACTTCTTCTATCAAGTTTAATTGGTAAGGGGGATGGCGACACCCCCTTAGTTTACGGAATCCCAGGATCGCCCGTAGACGGATCATTTAATGTTGAATACCATAACTCTATTCTGGAAATGTTTTTTAAAGAGCAGGGATTTGCACCTTCTCCTATAAATGAAGCTTTTGCTATTGCTTTAAGTGAGTTGATAGATCATAACCTCACAGGGATGAGCGTGTCGATGGGTGCAGGCATGTGTAACGTTTCAATTATTCACCAAGGTGAGCCTTTGGCAGAGTTCGCAATTTTACGCTCTGGTGATGCTGTTGACCAGCTTGTAGCTGAGGCACTCGACATATCACCCTCACTCGTTCAGCTTGAGAAAGAGGCTGGTATCGATTTATACAACCCTTCTAATAAGATAGTAGAAGCTGTGTCAGTTTATTATGCCTCAGTTCTTAATTACATTATGAAGACTATAGCCTATGAACTTAAACTTAGAGAAAAGACTCTTCCTATTTTTAGAGAGCCTATGCCTATAGTAGTATCTGGCGGGTTAACTTTGGCTGAAGGGTTTGTTCGTATGTTTGAAGAAAAATTGGCAGGAGTTTCACTACCTATGAAAATAAAAGAAGTCAGAAGAGTATCTTCGCCTATGACTTGTGTAGCAAATGGTGCCCTTTTGGCAGCTCAATTATAAGGAGTTAATTTATGAGACAAGTTAATAAAGCAGGTGTCGACTTAATAAAAGAGTTTGAAGGTTTCTTTTCGAAACCGTATTTGTGTCCAGCCAAAATCCCTACTATAGGTTTTGGAAGCACTCATTATGAAGATGGAACTAAAGTGACTCTTAACGATCCACCAATTACTATGGAAAGGGCCGAACAACTTACTGCTCACGAACTTTCTACAATAGGGATAGCAGTAGAAAAATTAGTTAAAGTCCCTATTAATGATAATCAATTTTCAGCATTATGTTCTTTTGCTTACAATGTCGGAACGGGAAACTTATCAAGTTCCACATTACTTAAGAAACTTAATGCTGTAGACTATCAGGGAGCCTCAGAGCAGTTCATAAGATGGAATAAGGCTGGAGGTAAGGTTCTTAATGGACTTACCCGTAGGCGCGAAGCAGAGCAAGATTTATTTAGTTTACAAGGATAATCAACTACGCAGATGAGAAGCGGAGCGTTTAACTATTTAAAATAGGAGAACGTTATGGACGAACAAGCAGAAGTCTTATCCGTTTTTGGTTTAAAATTTTGGGATCTTTGGTTTCAAAAATGTTTTAGAAATGTAGCATCATTAAAGTGTCAATGGTTAGTGGCTTTATATATTCCAATAATTTGGGGAATGTTTAACTATCCTCCTGGAGGTAAAGAGCCTTGGATTTCAGCAGTAGTAGGTTTAGGATTTTTAGGTGGTGGTTTTTTAACTTTGGCACTAGGAAGAATAGCTGCTAATACAAGTTTAACTAAGGATGATGATCCTGCAGTATTAAACACAGATAAATAATTAATTATTAAGGAGATTTTATTATGGAGAGAGTATTAGGAAAAGTAAAATGGTTTTCACCAGAACGTGGCTACGGTTTCGTGACAGTAGATGGAAATGATACAATAGAGTATTTTATTCACTTTACTTCTATCAAGATGGAAGGATACAAGACTTTAAAAGCTGATCAAAAGGTTTCCTTTGTGCTTGTAGAAAAAGAAAAAGGTATTCAAGCAACAGACGTTGAATTAGCTTAATTAAAATTTAAAGGAGATTTGTTATGACTAAAGATGAAATGTTAGAAGATATGAAAGATGTCGATCAGGAAAATAGTTTGCAATATAAACTTATTGGTATGCAGCAAGAAATTTTAGAGATGGAAAAAGATGCCATTAAAACTGATCAAGGTAATAAAGCTGCTGGAACTCGACTAAGAAAGGGTATGCAGAAAATTATAGATTTGGCTAAGGAAGTTCGCAAAGAAGTATTGTTGAAGAGGAATTAATTATTTTATCCAGGCAGTTTAAAAAAATTAAGCCTTTAACTGCCGGGCTTTAGAAAGGAGAGTAAAATATGTTTAAAAATAACTTTATAGTTGCAATTAAGAATAAAGGCAATATCTTAAGAGAAAGAGATGGGGTAGTATCATTACCTTTTAGTTCAGACTACTCCATTTTACTTAAGAATGAGGATTCTAAAAAAGCTATAGTAAAAGTATCTATAGATGGTCAAGATGTATTAGATGGTAATTCCTTAATAGTAGTTCCAGGATCACCTTTGGACCTTAAAGGTTTTATGAAAGGATCTACCGTTAAGAATCGTTTTAGGTTTATTGAAAAGACTAAACAGATATCTAATTACCGAGGAGATAGAATAGAAGATGGTATAGTTAGGGTTGAGTTTAGATATGAAAAGGCTATTCCAGATATTACTTGGACACCAGCCATTTATCCTACATGGCCAAATAATTATCCAGTAGTATACAATGATTGTCCTTATGATAATCAGGCAAGCTTTACTTATAGTTCTTGTGTTAATTCATCTACTTTAAAAAGCAGTAATAATATTTTTTCGGCCCAAAATGTAGATGGTATAACTGTTAAAGGAGCCGAGACCAGACAAGATTTTACTGTAGGTAGTGTTAATACATTAGAAAAAAATTCTTATGTTATGACTTTATACTTGACAGGAAGGACATATCATGATATGATAGTGAAAAAGCCATTAATAACTAAGGATAAGCTTAAATGTTCCACTTGTGGTGTAAGATCTAAATCTCATGCAAAGTTCTGTAGTAATTGTGGGACTTTTTTGGAGTAAATCATGCTTGTAGCTGAAGTAGTTATTAGAAAGAGTTACATAGAAGATAAAATTAAGGACATAAAGAATTATCTTGCTATTGTAAAGGATTGTAATATTCCTGATGAAAAAAGAATTAATATTTATTCTGAAGGTATGAATTTTCTTTTTTTATTATATGATGATTTACAATCTTACAAATTATCATTAAGACGATCTAATGATAGTAACACGATACAAATAGGAAAAACAGTTTTAAAAGTATCCGAGGCTTTAGCTATTTTTAATACGTTTGAAAATAAAATAAAAGTTTTAGATTCAGCTATAGATAATTGCGATCCTGGTATTAATTTATTTGAACTTATTAAACAGCGTGATAAGACTTTAGAGGAGCAGCTAATGATGCTATCAAGTATTAAAAAAAGTGATTGGTCTACAAATGTTGAATAAAAAAATAAAAAAGAAAGTTAAGAAAGTAATTAAACCTAAAAGGGTTGTTAATAAAAAAATAAAACCCTCTAAAGAAGAGTATGCTAAATTATTACAGCACCCTAAGTGGCAGAAGAAGAGATTAAAGATTATGGAACGTGATAAGTGGATGTGTAGAAAATGTAAGAATACAGAGTCAACTTTACATGTTCATCATCTAAGGTATACATCGTATTATCCTTGGCAAGAAAAAGATGTTAATTTGGTTACATATTGTAATTCTTGTCATTTTAAAACACATAAGAATTAAATGAAAAGGAAAAGGAATTATGTTAATAGGAATTTCGGGCAAATCAAGAAATGGGAAGAATGTATCTGGAGAAATACTACAAAAGTATTTGGGACAACTTTATAATACAGAGTTTGTTTTGATGTCTTACGCAGATGAGTTAAAGAAAAAGGTTATGATAGACTTTGATTTAACATATGAACAGGCTTATATAGAAAGAGAAATTCCAGACAATAGATATCCTAAAGGTGATGGAATTTACTGGACACCTAGAGAGATTTTACAATTTATAGGGACTGATGCTTACAGGCATATTGATAATAATTTTTGGGTAAAGAAATTGTTTGACAATATTGAAAAAATGTGTTATAGTGATGTGATAATTACTGATGTTAGATTGCCAAATGAAGTAGAGGCCGTTAAGAGTAGAAGTGGTTTTCATATTAGGGTAGAAAGACCTAATTGTAATATTTTTGTTAATGGTTCAAATCATGCATCAGAAACTTCTTTACTAGAGGAGTATGATTACAAATTAATTAATAATGGTAGTTTAGAGGATTTAGAAAAAAATATAGTGTATTTCTTAATACCTAAAATCAAAGAGTATTTTGAAAATTCAACTGGAGGAAATTAAAATGGCAGCTAAAGATATTGTAATTAAAATTGTTCCATCAGAAATTGCTTATACTAATATAAGTAAAAGTAAGAATTATAAGTATGCAAGTATCTCAGTAAAACGTGCAGATGATGAGTATATGAATGTTAGTTATGAGTGGTCTGGGGATAAGATTCCAGATTTTGTTTTAGATATGATGAGTTTTATGCAGGCTAATAAAACTGAAGTAGCTTCTGCTATAGAAACAAACGTTCCGTCTGATGAATATGTTGAGTATATGGAGTCCAAGAAAGGGTTCATGCCTCCGTGGCTTAATAAAAAGAAAGACAAAGATGCCCCAGCTGATGAAGAAGATGATGTGGAAGATGATGAAAAAATGTCGCCAGAAGATAAAAAGAAAATGAAAGACAAAATGAAGAAAAAGACGGACGATAAAAAGAAAAAATAAATATTAATTTTTATTTCATTTAGGAGGTGATGGAATTGATCTCTTATAAGAAAAAATGTGGCGGTGGTGGTAAAGGTAAGTAAATTGTTAAGGGGGACTATTAATCCCCCTTAATTTAATAAAACATGGAGGTAATCAAATGCCTATAGACATAGCGGATTACGCATTACCTAAATGGATTAAAATAGATACAAGATATCCATTAAGCGCTAATCAGCTTAGTCGCTTTATGAGATATGAGGATTACCCCAGGAATTACCGCGGGGGAGAAGATGGGAAATCATTTCCTCAAGGAGGATACAATCCAAACCATCAATCTACTCAGGTAGAAAAGATTAATATGTATACAGATGAATTTACTCTTAAGAAAAGATAAGAATTAAAGGAGAATTACAAATGGCTATAACATCACAGGAAAAGGCACAGATATTTGAAAAAGAGTTGGAGTTAATTTTTGACAAGAGTATAAGGGAGTTTACTAAACTATGTATTATGAGTGCACCAGATTATGCATTTTTTGATTGTCCATCATCTTCTAGTGGAAAACACCACCCAGTAGATGAGTTATGCGGTCAGGGTAATATTATTCATTCTAAAAAAGTATTCACTGTGGCTTATGATTTGTGTAGAGGGCTAGGATGTGAGGATGACAGGGACTCAATTTTGTCCGCATGTCTTTTGCATGACCTTGTAAAACAAGGATTTAAGAAAACGGGACATACGGTGTCTAATCACCCAGCCTTATCTGGTAAATTAGTTGACCAGGTTCAAGAAGATACCCAGATATTAGATGAGACCACTTATCTAAAGATTCGTGGATGCACTATTTTTCATTATGGTTTGTGGACTGAGAATTCTTATAAGAAGCCTTTATCTAAATACACTATGCCAGAATTGTGTGTTTATTTATCAGACTATGTGGCCAGTAAAAAAAGTTTAGATGTAAAATATAAGCGCTAAGGAGTATATTTATGGCTAATAGTGAATTTGTAAAAGATATTTCAAAGTATGTTGCTGGCTCTGATATTGGGGCTAGGGAATTAAAGCCTGGGGAAAAAGGAAGAAGATACGAACCTGATGGTGGTATAAAAAAACACAACCAGCGTATCCACCGCGAGTCTAAATTTGCTAATGATAATAAGAATCTTCCATTCCAATTTTCAAAGCCCGCCAAAAATGCTAAAAATATGACTGTTAGATGTTTAAATTGTGGATATATAACATCAGCAAATAAAAACACTGTTGGTATTATATGTCCTGATTGTAAAATATATTCAGGTGTAGAGGAGGTAACTAATGGATAAAAGAAGAGGTCGCCCTCTAGGATATAAACTTAGTGACTTAAGTAGACAAGCTATTAGTGATTCTAAAAGAGGCCAAAGACATTCCCAAGAGACACGTGATAAAATTTCAAAAACACTTTTACTTTATTTTAGAAAGTTAAATCCTATATCTGAAGAAATCACCAATAGATACTGTAGAACAAATGATGATAAGACTTGTGACTGGATGCAGAGTGTTAGAGAACAACTAGATAATTCTGAAGATGTAATGACAGATAGGCAAATGACTAATGTCAGAAAAACTGAAATATCTTATGGCCAAAATATAGAGTATTTTTTTCATGAATTAACACCAGAAACTATACTAATACTAAAAGAGACTTGCATTGAGCAAGGTTTAGATTTTAAACAGTTGTTTAAAACTTATGGAATGGATATATAATGCCAAAGAAAAAACAAAAATTAGATGATAAAAAAAATTTAGATCCTAAAAATATAGTAACAGAGTATTCTCCAATTAAAGCAGCCCCAGCAGGTCGTCCTAAAAATCCCCCCTCGCCAAAAAAAATGCTAAAAGAAATAATTCCTATAGGTGATATATTTGAGGAAAGAGAGCTTACAATATATAATTCTTTAGTAGACAGCTATATAAAAGATTTCGATGAGGACGAGCTTTCTTATGGAGATGTGGATGATATAATGACATTAGCCATGAATAAAGTTTTTGAGATAAGATTATTATCTACTAGTAGAGGGAATGCAAACAAATTGATGGATATTTCCAGAAGTATAGAGGCAATTAAAAAGCAATCCGAAAAGATTAAAGAAAACTTAGCCCTTCGTAGAAAAGATAGGATTAACCCCAATGAGTTTAAAGGATTTTCTATAGTAGATTTAGCAGTAGCTTTTGATAATGAAAAGAGAGGTCATTTGGCAGAAAAAATAAAACAAATGAAGGTTGAACAGGAAGTAGCTAAAAAAGAGTTGGCTGACCATCCTGGTAGTAGATATGATATGGATGGAGACGTAAAACAAGATGCCGAATGATAGAAAAAAGAAAAGAGATTTAGATGCTGTAATGGGTCAAGGGCCCGATCTTATAAAATTTTATAGAGAGAATCCTTGTATTGCTGCATATGAACTTTTAGGGGTGGATTTAGCTCCCATACAGCGTGTAATATTTGAGGATATGTGGTTTAAATCATTTGTATTATTAGTTGCAAGCCGTGGTTTGGGAAAAACTTATTTGAACGGCCTCTTGGCCGCCTTAAGTTGTATGCTAATTCCTGGTTATAGGGTAGGTTTAATTGGGCCTGCGTTCAGACAGAGCAAAAATATGTTTAATGAGGTTGTTAAACTCTATGATAAATCATCCATACTTAGAGAAGCTACAGAAAAAAGACCCATATCTGGATCGGATTCAAGTTATTTAAAATTTAAAGGTATAGGAGATTCAAATGGTTCTTTTATTGAAGCACTTCCACTAGGAACAGACGGTGCAAAGATTCGTGGTAGTCGTTTCTATTTAGTATGTGTTGATGAGTTAGCACAAGTTCCAAGTAAGATATTAGATATGGTATTGAAACCAATGGGTGCTACCAAATTAGATCCTATGAAGCAAGTTAGAGAATTAGAGCGTAAAAAAGTTTTAATAGCTTCTGGTTTAGCTACAGAAGATGATTTTGAAGAAGAGACTGTAAATAAGATGATAATGAGTTCTTCTGGATATTATAAATTTAATCATATGTATGCTCGTATGCGTAATTATTGGGATGATATAGAACTTAATGGTGAAAAATCAAAATATGCTGTTTATCAGATACCTTATACTTTGCTTCCAGATGGTTTCCTAGATTCAACAAACATTGAAGGTGCTAGAAGGACCATGTCTGATATGGAATTCCGTATGGAGTATATGGCTGAAATGATTTCAGATTCAGAAGGATTTTTTAAAGCCACCTTATTAGAAGCTTGCACCACATCATCTACTCACTTGTTAATGCCATCAGGAAATCCTGAAAAACAATATATAATGGGTATAGATCCTAATCAGGGTGGTAGTGCCAGTTGTGGTTTAGTTATAGTAGAATTAGGAATACCAAGCAAGATAGTCAATGTTATGGAATTAAAAAAATATACAACTCAAGAATTAACTATGACTATTCAAGAAATGTGTGATATATATAATATTAAAAGAATATATATGGATAAAGGTGGAGGAGGGAATGCTATATGTGATTTATTAGAAGAGGGTTATAATAATAAAGCACCAATCATAGATAGAACAAATCCAGACCATAAGTTAGTTGATGGTAGGCATATATTAGAATTAGTTAATTTTTCTCCAGGGTGGATATCAGATGCAAATTATGCTACTCTATCCTTATTTGAAGATAGAAAACTTATATTTCCAAGGCCACCTTTAAGCACAATAGATGATAAAGTAAATGATAAGATAGAAGATGATTATGAAAAAGTAGTTTTACTTAAAAAGCAATTACTTAATATAGTAGTTACACAAACATCTAGTGGTTATCTTCATTTTGATACTCCTAAAAAAGGACAAAATAAAGATTTATACTCAGCTCTTATTTTAGCTGGTTACGGAGTTAGAGCACATGAGAAGGATTTAGATGAGGAACAAAGTATTTTATTCAATAGTAATGGCCTAGTAAGAAGTAATAATCCAGGAAGTTCTTGGGATCAAGTAAGAAATGGTGGTGGTATAGGGCCAGTCAATACTTTTGGTGTTTTGCATAAAGCCTTACTTAAAAAGAAGAGAATTAAGTAACCTAATTACTAGTAGGATATTACTAACATTATTGAGGAAAGGACTGTTATGGATTTGAAAAATTTGAGTATATTGGATGTTACTAAATCAGTAGCCATAATGTTGGGCATATTCTTTTTATTTTTTAGAGTTCCAAATATGATAAAAGAAAATTTCGCGCCAAAAGGTGGGCCAGCTGGATTAGATAGAACAGAAATTACTCAGATAGCAGAGAATATAGTGCAAGTTAAATTAAAAGAAAGTGATAAAGAATTAAAAGTATTAATAGATAAATTAGCTAATTCTGATTCTGAAATATTGAAAATAGTTAAAAGTAATAAAGATAGGATTGAAGAGGTGGCTGTTATAAGAGGTAAAATAGGTGGAGGTTCAGACCCTACTCCTGATAGTGATATAATTTATGGTGGTGTGATTCCAAAGCCAGATATTACTAATACAAAAGATAAGTGTGTTAAATGTCCAGAATATGATCCATTAACTTTAGTATCCTCTTTAGTTAAGGCTGATGTAGGTGGGGATCAATTACCAATAGCTAGGATATTTTATAGTCCATATACTACGGATGTGAACAAGTGGGGAACACAGTCTTTTCAATTAGAATATCATACATCAATTATAGAAACAACAGATGAAAAAGGAATACCTAATAGGTATGTAGAGAGTTGGGTAACAAATGATTTTGTTCCAGAATCAAAAGGCAAAAAATATAAATTGCCAATTAAAGTAGAGTGGGCAAAAGGCAAAACTTTGGATAAAAAGTTTAGATTTAACACAAGATTTGGAATTTCAGCCATTGCTGGTTCAAAAGGTATTTTTCCAGCTTTGGATGGAAGTTTATGGTCTTACGGTAGAACTACCATAGATATGGATTGGAGATTTGTAGATTTATATATCGGAGGAAATGAACAAGGAACCTATTTAGGGTTTACTCCATTTTTATATAATTTGCACCCATTTTTACCGTTTTTAGGTAACACATTTATTGGACCAACCATATCGGTGGACACTGAATTTGAAAAAAACTATGGTTTAAATTTATCAGTAACATTTTAACTAGGAGATAGAAAATGCCATCAAGAACAGATGATTATACAAAATATAGATCGATAGGAGTTATTCCTTACGAAGTAGATGATATGATAGGTCGCAATGATAGTATGGATAAAGTTATGACGACTGCCATGACTATTTCAGGTACTGTGGTTTCTTTACCAACATCACCTTTACCGAGACGTAATTATATTAGAGTTAATGCCGTAAGTGGTTCTACTATTTCAATATTGTCTTCAGCATCAATGACTTCCTCGGATGGAGTAACCGTTGTGTCTGGAACCTACTGGGAAGATCACACAGATGCCCCATTGTATGTAGTTTCTACTGGTGCTTCTTCAAGTATACGCGTATATGAACGCGCGCAAAAATAATAGGGGCAAAAAATGGCATTAAAAAAAATGAATTTAGAGAAAATTACAGCAGATTTAAAAAATAAATATCCAGATATTGGAATTAGAAGTATAGAGACTAGTGGTGACGGTAAAGCTACATTTTATTTAGATCCTACACAAAAGTCATTAGCGTTTTTGGGCAAAAAAGATGGAACCACGCCTCATTCAGAAGCAGCATCAACAATAAGGCGTGACGCTTTAGATAGAGGAACTTTAGATTTAATAAAGAAAGATCCTTTTACAGAACCTTATAATGAATCAATAAAAAGGGCCATTAAATATTACTATACTGAACCCTTGGTTGGGAGCACATTAAATCTTCTAGCTTCTCTATCTGCTAAAGGTTTTGAGAATGATGTAGATGACCCAGATATTAAAAATTTCTATGATACTTGGGTATTTGATACTAATTTCGCAGAAGTAATAGAGTGGATATTTCTGGATTTTTTTAAAGTAGGGAATGTTTATACTTACAAGGCTGTTCAAAAGTATGAACCCAGAGTTTCATATCTTTCTACGAATCCTGGAAAGAAAGTTAAGAAACCTGGGGCAGCTGCTGCTCAGGAATTCGCGGCCAAAAAGAATGTATGGTCAAAAGGATTTTTACCAGTATCTTATACAGTCTTAAATCCAGAATTAGTTAAAGTAGATGGAAATTTACTCTTCGATAAAACATCCATAACATTAACCCCTCCAACAGAACTAAAAGACCTTCTTAAAAAATCAGGATCAGATCTAAGTGAAGATGAGAAGTTGTTAATAAAATCTCTTCCTTCTGAATTAAAGAAAGCGGTTACTGATGGTAAAGATTTTAAATTAGAGTCCAATTTAGTAGGAAGGATTACATATAGAAAGCAACCTTACGAGCGCTATGCTAAACCAAGGTCTACTAGGATATTTGATAGTATAGAATATTATAAGTCGTTGAGGAATGCAGACTTGTCTACCTTAGATGGTATATCTAACTACATTATAAAAGTTACTATAGGTAATGATGAGTACCCTGTAACTACACAAGACGAATTAGAAGCAGTATCTCAATTATTCAACACCCCAAGTAAATCTTTTTCTGTAGTTTGGAATCACACACTTCAAGTGGAGAAGATAGTAAGTCCAGAGATCGCTTCTATTTTGGGCAAAGAAAAGTATGCTCAAGTTAATGATGATATTTCTGGAGGTTTGGGTATTAGTAGGGCTTTAATTGATGGTATGGGTAACGCTAATGCTGCTCAGATATCTCTTATGGTTAAGGGTGTGATGGAAGAGATAAACTACGCTCGTAGACAAGTAGAACGTTGGATTTATAATGAATACAGGCAGATAGCTGAGGCGATGGGCTTCACGATGTTTCCTAAAATAAGATGGGATGAGGGTGTATTGAAAGACTCCATCCTTTATATGAGTACATTATCACAATTGGTGGATAGACGCATGCTAAGTTATAATACAGCGCTGGAAAGTTTAGGTTTCGATTATCCTACAGAACTTCAAAACATGAAAACGGAATTACCTTTAGTTGAGGAAGGAATTTTTGGTCTTGCAGGGTCGCCATTTCAACAAGCTAAGGCAGGTCCTGGTGTTCAACCAGTACAAAAAGCTCCTACTGGAACTCCATCTAGTGGAAGACCGAAGGGGCAAGTTCCAAAAACTAAGCAACCAGTTACTGATACAAATAAAAAAGTTAAGAACCCTCCTAAAGCGGAATCTTCAGAAAATTTTGCTTGGGCCAAAGAGATGACAGATGAGGAGTATGAAGTATTTATTTCAGAATTAGAAAGAGTTAGGGGTGAGGAGTAATGAAGAAATTAACATATGAATTTGTGAATTTGGAGTTTGAAAAGAAGGGATATAAACTTATTGAGTATATAAATAATGATTCTCCTGTAACCTTTGAATGTACTATTTGTAAAAAAGTTAGAACTATATATTGGCCAAATTTTAAATATCTAGTTAAATGTCAATGTATATATAAAAAAGAAATGTTTGAATTTGTTAAAAATGAGTTTGCAAAAAAGGGCTATATTATTTTATCTACAGAGTATATAACTAATAGAATAAAACTTAGTTATAAATGCTCACATTGTAATAATATTAATAGTATGAATTGGAATAAATTTCAACAAAATCGTGAATGTCCTTATTGTAAGAAAAATGCTAAACCGAATATTGAACAAGTAGCACAGTTATTTATTGATAGAAATCTGGAATTGTTATCAACTGAGTATATAAATAACCATACCAAATTAGATTATAAATGTAAAAAATGTGATACAATACATTCAGTAAAATGGAATAGCCTTAAAGATAGTGGAAGTGGCTGTCCTACATGCGCTATAGAAAAAAATTCAGGTTTAAATCACTATAATTCTAAAGGCTGCGTTAGTAAATTAAATTTACCTTTATATGAAACATACTCCCATAAACTTGAGAAGTATGAACAAACTTATTTAGTACAACAAAATGGGTTAGATTTATTAGGCGTTAACTGTCTGTATTGTGGTAAAGTATTTGTTCCAACAACAACTATGGTAACAAATAGATTTAGGTCTATTAATTGTTTAATAGGTGAAAATAGATTTTATTGTTCTGAAGGTTGTAAGCATGCATGTCCTACTTACGGAAAAAAAGAATGGCCTGAAGGTTTCAAGCATGCCTCATCTAGAGAAATGCAGCCCCAATTCAGAAAGATGGTTTTAGAACGTGATGACTGGACCTGCCAAAAATGCGGAGCCTCAAAAGACATTGATATTGAAATGGAGTTACATGCCCACCATATTGATCCAGTAGTAAATAACCCTATTGAGAGTTGTGACGTGGACAACGGAATCACTCTATGTAAAATATGTCATGAAGAGGTTCATCAAATTCCAGGATGCAGTTATAAGGAATTGAGTTGTACTAATTAACTAACCTTCTTAAATGTAAGGCTAAATATTAACCCTTGGAGGATATTAGATTGGATAATAAATATAAAATAGAGTTAGTAACTCCTATAAAGATACAAGAAGAGACCACAGATTTAAAAAAAGCTGTAGCCTCCGTTATTGATTTTCCTGAAGATAAACAAATGGATTTACTTTATTTTACAGCTATTTACGTAACAACTAATACAAACCTCAACAATGCCCATTTCATGCCATCAGAAGTTTTCGCTGCTAAAGGTACAATTTCTTCTAAAGCTTTGGACATAGAACATAAAGAATCAGAAATTATAGGCCATTTATATTCATATTCCTTTATAAATAAAGATGGTAGTAAAATAGAGAATCAAGAAATGGCTTCTATGGAAAAAGCAGAATTAGATTCTAAAGAGTTTCATGTAGTAGTTGCTGGCGTAATCTATAAAGCAAGATTCCCAGAAATAGCCCGTGAAGTTTCAGAAGGTAATTGGAAGGTCAGCATGGAGTGTTACTACGGGGGCTATGATGTTAAAATTGGAGATCTTATCCTTAGTGTGCCAGAAGCGGAGGCACTTGGTCTCACCTCAGCATCGAAAGAAGATGTTCTAGGTAAAGAAGCTAAAGTAATGAAGGCTGGAAAAGAAGTGGCCGCAGGAAAAGTAGCTAGAGTGCTTAGAAATATTTGTTTTTCCGGTTGCGGAATAGTTAAATCTCCTGCTAATCCTCCTAGTATTATTTTAGAAACAGCTTCCAAAGATGAGGATATCATTGTCTTAAATCAAATCGATAATAATGTATCCTCTGTAAAAGAAGACGACAAAAAAGAAAAATCAGAGTTAGTTTATAATGACTCAGTAGGAATGTGTATTAGTTTTAAGAAGACTGTTATTGATAATACAAAGAAAACCGGCGCAGATAATGTAATTCATGAGAACTGGTGTGCTTTGTATGATAAAAATTGTACTTCATCTTCAAGAGACACAACAGATTCAAAATGTAGAAAAACAGTAGAAGCTATGCAGACAGCTAAAGCGTGTGTAAAAGAATTAATGAAAGCAAAAGTAGTAAAAGATAATCGAAATAACTTAGTTAAGAAGTTAACAGCTTCAATAACCAAAGCAAAAAAAATTCTATAAAAATAGAATAGAAAGGAGGAGATTGTTATGGGTAATTTAGGTCAAGCACAAACAGGCACTTTAAACAGTACACCTAAGGTAGTTGCACTCAAAGGTTCTGACAGAAATGCCGCTATTTACAAAGTAAAGGGTAGTAATAGCACTACACCGTTGTTGTGGTCAGACATGGTTTCTATGTCAGGCACCACCTGTGTAATTGCAAGTGGTACAAGTTATAATGGTATGGATTTAGCTACCTATGGTACAGTAGTGGTAACACCTAAGAGCGATACTGGGGCAGTTCGTTATTGGGTTGACCAGAATACTTCTACCAATGTTGTAAGTATTAAATCTTCAGGTTCAATTTCAAATGTTAATTTTAATGTACTTTGTATGCTTGGAGATCACGCATCTTTATAAGCATTAAATAAAAAAAGGAAAAGGAAATAGAAAATTATCTATATAAGGTTGGTATCAAAAATAGGTAACTAAACAAAATTAAGGAGGTATTTAGATATGATTGATGAAAAACTAAAAGATGATATTAAGGCACTTGTGGCCTCGATATTTTCTGAGAAAGAAGACCTTGATGTCCGTAAAAAGACTGAAGAGGCTCTTAACAAATCAGCAGAAACAATCAATGATCTAACTGAGGCCCTAGAAGCCAAAAATGTTAGCGTTGAGGAAGCATCAAAGAAAGCCGTAGAGCTAGAGGCTTCTGTAACTTCACTCAAAGTAGAGCTTGAGGCAGCCCGAAAAGAGAAAGAAGAAGCAGACCAAAAGTTTGAAAAGGCCAACAATGAGTTGCTTGCTATAGCCAAAGAAAAAACCGCTAATGAGAGAATGTCCACTCTTGAAACATCTGGTGTAGTTAGGACCGATAAAGCAAGTCAGAAAGCTAAAGTAGCTGATATGACTGAAGATGAATTTGCTGCTTATAAAGATGAACTTGTATCAATTAAAGCAGATGTTCTAAAGAGTTTGGAAGAGGCTGCTAAAATTGAAGCAGATAAACTAGCCGCTGAGAAAGCTGCTGCTGATAAAGCCGCCGCTGCCGCAGCTGCTGGTGACACTGGGGATGCTGACATTAAAACTCCTCCAGCTAATGTAGATACCAAGGGTGCTGAGAACGCAGCTCTAAATTTGGAATCTGCAAGTAATGACATGGTATCAAAATATGCAGCCCTCGGTGCCGCTATGGCAGCGTCAATGAAAGCTGAGTCTAAAAAATAATAATGATGTTTAAGGAGGAAATATAATATGTTTATACCAAGACATCCCGTTGTAGAGAATCAATTTTGTCAGTATGTTGCACAGACCGGTACCGGTTCCGCTGGTGTTGGTGGTGTGGTAGCATATGCTGGTTCAGTTATCAAGTTGAAGACTGATGCAGCTAATCAAGAATCACAGATTTCAAAAATGGCCCATGGTGATAGTGGTACCGTTCCTTTCGGCTTTTTGATGCAGAAAGTTAAGACCGGTTATCATCAAGTACATCCTACCGGATTCGTTATGCCTGGTGACCTAGGTTCAAGTGATGCTATTGCTCAGGCTTCTTATGATGCTAATGGTAATATCACTGGTACCAAAGCAGTTCCAGTTGGTGTAGCTCATCTCGGTATTTATGATACAGTTCATTACATTTGTAAGATGACAGCCAGTGTAGTTCAGGCCGGTGACGGTATGGACCCTGGTGATAATCTTCTTGCTGCTGCCGATGAAGCTAAAGTAACCAACAATGCTACAAACGCTTCTACTGGTGTAGCAGCTGACGATAAAGCCAATGGCTCTTACGTTGCAGGTTGTACTACAGTTGTAGCGCGCGTAATGAAGGGCGCAAGTGTTGCTAAGTGTCAGGCTAACTTTGCTAATACTACACTTTACCCAATTAGAATTAAGTTGTTAGTATAATTTAAACTTGGATTAAAGCTCAATAGAGCATCCAAAACTAAATAACAATTAAGGAGGAATTTAATTATGGAAAGAAAAGAAATGCAGGACCTTTTTAAGGCTACTGCTGAAATGCACACCCCAGAAGGACAGGCTGCGTATAGAGCTTTTGCTGCTGCTCTTACCACCCCTATTCTTCAGAAGATTGAACTTGAGTCAATTATGCGTCAATTGTTTGCTGTAGAGCGTTTAGCTCCAGGCGCACAGGCCGTTTATCCAGTAGCTGAGGATTTTGAGATCCCAGTATGGGTTCTACCTGGTCTAGGTTATATGGCTCAGAACTTCATCGAAGGTATTGGTGAAGAGGTATTCGTTCCTACATTTACCATCAACGCCTCAGCAGATTGGAAGATCGACTATGCTAGAGATTCTCGTATAGACATACCTTCCAGAGCTGCAGCCCGCGTAGCTAAAGACTTGTCTAACTACGAAGAGGAGTGCGGTTGGAGAGTAATTCTTCCTGCTGTAACTTCCTCATTCTCTGGTAAGGGCCTTTTAGGTTCTCGTCCAGCACCTATTTATGAGATTAACCCAGCTTCAACTGGTGCTGGTTATCTTTCAAAAGAACTTGTAAATAAGATGATCGTTGGTTTCAAACGAACTGGTCGTACTTTGACCGACCTTTATATTTCCCCAGAAGATGCTGCTGATATTCGTGAATGGACTGAGACCGACATCGATCCAGTAACCAGACGTGAAATCTTCCAAGCTTCTGGTATGGGTAAGATTTGGAACGTTACCCTTCATGAAGTTCAGCACCTAGGTGCAACTGGACTTTATAATATCAACGGTAATGCCGCTGAGTATGGTAAGTTTATTGCTGATGGTGGTGATGTGTATAATTCCTACACCATTGAGAATCCCAACTTGACCAACTCTGACGGTACCATCAATACTCTTGGTGAGACTCAGATTCTTGGTTTTGATATGACAACCAACGATTCTCTGGTCATGCCTATACGACGCGAGTTTGAAGCCCACGACGATCCAACCCTTCTTCGTTCCCAGAAGCAAGGATTTTTTGGGTCTGCAGTTTTGGGTTTTGCGTGTTTGGATTCACGTATGATGGGTATGGGTATTATAGATAGGTCTCTATAATTTTTAAAGGTTTAAATAATATACCCCATAATATTCTTAATTGAATATTATGGGGTATTTTTTATCAACAACCCTTTACAAATTAACTAACCTTCCTATTGTTTAGGAGGATAAATGATAATTAAATTTTTATGTGGAATCATAGTAGTAGAGGCTATAACCGAACTCATTACCAAGTCGGAGATATTTAGTCCAATCAGAGAATTCTTCTTTAATAGAAGAGATAAAAAGTTTTTTAATTTTATTTTTAATGCTCTCGATTGTGCCTACTGTTCCTCTGTCTGGGTAGGTTTTTTTATAGCAACTTTGTATTTAACAGGAATATATGAGAATTTGACTTGGTTGTTCTACGGACTAATATTACACAGGATGTCAAATCTATTTCATTTTATGATAGATTTATTTAAAGTACATTCTCGTGAGGATTTTGGTCCATTACTGGAAAAGGGAAAAGATTTATAAATACTAGAAAAGGAGACGTGTTATGAAAGGTTATATCAAAAATGTAGCATCAGGTTGGACCCACGCATTTAAAAGAGCAGTAGGTCCAGGACAAGAGATCACCTTGGACGAGTTGTATAAGCAGTACGGAGATAAGCACAACTTGAAAGAAGGTCAGGAGTTCGTAGATTGGCTTAAGAATGTTAAGATTAAGAACTCTGATAGGTGGAAGATTGTTTGTGAAGATTTTAACGCAGTAAAAGAATCAAGCACGGAGGTAGAAGTTCTTAGTGAGTCCCCAAAGAATGAAGAGGTTACCGTAGCTAAAAGTGAGAAAAAAGTCCGAGTTACCAGGAAGAACGAAGGTGTTACCCCGATTGTCCAAAAAGAATTAACTTCTCACCATATAGCATCAATGACCCCAAGGCAAGCTAAGCCTGTACTACCAAAGATTAATGATTTAAACATGTTGAAGTATGCTTTATCTGAAGCTAACCCAAAGGCAGGCAGCGATGAACTTTGTAGGCTTATCAGGAAGCGAGTGGATGAATTACAAATGACAGCTAGGTAATTTTAAGTATTTTTATTAAAGTTCTTTAGTTGTTGTTTCATAATAAACTCATAGGAGGAAGAGACAATGGCTGATAGAAGCTTATTAAGGCAGTTAGAGCAAATCAGACGTTCTGCCACATATGACGATGCTGTTACTGATGTTAATACATCAGATGTAGCCGAACCTACAGTATCGGGATCACTAGAAGCGGATCTAAATGTTCTTCGTACTTTAGTAAAAGGTATGAAGGGCACTACTAATTGGTATGATGATTTAGGTAAATATTTTGATCCTACCAATACAACTAGTGGCACAGCGGAAACTAAAGACTTAAAATTAAGTAATTTAAAAAATAACACTCTTGATTCTAAGACTGTTATTGTAGCGGTAACAGATGATAATTCAGGTTCTGGTTATACAGTGTCTGGAACATCAGCTGGTGTATTAGTTAATGTGGCTACAGCTTATGCTACTCCAACTAATATTACAGGTTTACCTATCTTCGCCAGCACTGCTAATACAGGTAGTTACTGGGATGAAGGCGGAAATGATCGTGTAGTTAGAGTAGACATAGTTAATATGGCTACTGACACCGAAGTTCAGGATGCTAGTGGTAATACCATTTATGCTAAAATGATTGATGGTGCTGACAATGGTGGTACTGGTACTGGTGTAGATGTTTATATGGCATTTTATGCCAATGGTTCTACTTGTGATTTAGCTACAGTATCTGGTGGAACCCCAGCTACAGTTAAATTTGTTTATCCAGTTAGAAAACAAATGTCAGCTATGAATGAGTGGGACTGGATGAGGACTAATTTTATTAGTTCTTGGGACGGTGACGTTGAGTTGATGGAAGATATTCAAAACTTGTGGGCTTTCATCGGGTCTACAGATGGTACTGAGGACGCTTCTTGGACAAATACCACATCTAGTTTTGTTTTAGCTAGCAATCCAGATAATTTGCGAGCCGCAATAGATTTAATTAATACAGCTATTGGTAGCCGTGATTTTACTAATGACAACTACCTTACCGACGGACAGAGCCTAACAGCTTCATTAGATGCTCTGAACGTTCAGTTAAAAACAGCCATGAATGATATAGCTAATATTTCTGGTGATAAGTATGTTGAATCAGTTGCTGTAACTATCGTTAAAAATACTGAACATACATTACCAGCTGGTTTGACTTATACACCAATATCTACAGCAGGGCAAGAAGGTAAGAACATGGATGTCTATATAGATGGTCAGTTATTAGCTGCTGATACTGGTGTAGCTGGTGTTAATGCTGATAGGGATTACGGCGAAACCACTACTTCTGGCATCACATTCCGATTTAATGTTCAGGCAGGAAGAAATATTACTTACAATATTAGAAAATAATGATTAATGGCTGGACGCCCTAGGGCAAAACCCCTAGGGTGTCTTGTTATAAAGGAGATTTTATGGAAAGAGCTGAAGGAAATATACTTAGGCAGGTTATAGATAAAGCAAGTGACAATGAGGCCATTTCTAAAGCTGAGGCCGGCTTCGTAACAATGTTAGTAGAAAGATTTAGAAGTGATATAGATAAAAAACAAAAAACATTAATGATGCTCCAAGGGGAGATAGCCCAACTTAAAAATAATGAACAAATCATAATAAATTTATTAGAGAATATTATGGCAGCCAGTGAGCGGGATAAAGCTCGTCAAGAGACAATGGCTAGATTAAAAGCCGCCAGGGAAGATAATCCACAGGAAGAAGTTAAAGACATTCCTGAAGAAAATATAGAAAAATAAGAATAATTAGGTGCTACTATGATAGTATTAAGAAAACCAAAAAGATCTTCTTTAATAGCTATCAACAAAGAATTATCCGGCGCTAAAGATGGATCTAATAAAACTTTTAATACGCCAAGTAATTATAAATCTGGGCAAATAGCAGTTAAATATAATGGACAAGTTCTTACCACAACAGATTTTTTAGAATCTAATTCTAATGAAATCGTTCTGATTTATGCATCCCCAAAAGATAATGAGACTTTAACAGCCACCTATGAGATTGAGGTTTAATTAATGGCCAGAAGTGTTATAAGAGAAGACCAAGTATTAGATTCTGATTTCCTATCTGAAGAAGAATTTACCGTTGCATCAGGAGTTTTACAATACCAGATAGACAATAAGTCTGAAATAAATCACACGCACGACGAAAGATACTATACAGAACAGGAAGTAGATACCCTAATAAGTGGATCATTGCAGGATTATCTAACCTCTGAAGAGGTAATAACTATCTCTGGTGCATTACAAGAACAGATAGATACAAAATCAACATCATTTTTAGGACTTACTGATACACCTAATGCTTATTCTGAAGGTGCTTTACTTAAGAGCACAGCTTCAGGTATAGTATTTTCTTCTTATGAATTTGTAAGGTATTATATAAGTCAAGATATTAATGTCCAAGTTGATGACTACGGTCAATATATAGTAAAAGAGGGGTCGTTAGAACTAGATGGTCTCATCGAGTTTGGTCTTGGTGGGATGTTAATAATAGAATAGGAGACACAAAATGGCTAGTGTTGGTGGAAGAATAATAATGTCTTATGGCGATCCTCCTGGTGCGCCATCAACAGGAAAAGTAGCTTTTTATGTTAAAAATGATGGTTTGTTTTATTATAAACTAGACACAGGTTCAGAATTTCAAGTAACACAAAGTGGGGCTGTTGATCATGGGGGACTTTTAGGTTTAGGCGACGATGATCATATTCAATATTTAAATGAAGAGCGTGGCGATGCTAGATACCTTTCAACATCAAGCGGAGTACTTAATGGAAATAGTCATAATCACAGTGTAGGTGACGGTGGTCCTATTTATTTTGGAACCCTTAGTGGTACAGGAGACGTGGCAACATTAACTGCTTTAGGATCACAAGATCCAGGATCAGCAGGTGTCGACCTTATAGGTTATGGGCCAGATCATACCCTCAAAGAATGGTTAGATCAATCAATTAATAGTGGTGTTTTAAGTGGTTGTGTATTAACTAATGAGGGAGTTTTACACCTATCTTGGACATCAGGAACAATATACGACTCAGTTTCTAAAACTATACTTTTTATTTCATCTGGCTCAGGAGATGTAGTAGATAATTCAATAAATTATTTAAAATGGACTGTAGCTAATTCCTTAGAATTATCGTTGCAAAAAGCAACGGGTGACGAAATTTTTGTGGCCAGAATAGATGCATTTAATAATAAAATTCATATTATAAATCAAACCCCATACATTTCTAATAAAATACCAAGTATAGAAAAAGCCCTTTCATCAATGTTCCCATTAATTATAACTGATGGTTTACTAGTGTATGAAAAATCAGGTTGGATGGTAACCTCCTCTTCAGGAACATATTTTGAAAATGGTTTTCATGAGGTAGATTTACCTGAATTAGATAGCTCCGTTCCTTTAACTTTATATAGATTTTACCATACTAGTAATGTTTGGGATCAAGACACAAGTAGTGGTATAGACCCTACAAAATGGGATAACGGTTCAGATAGAGTAGCAACTAATCCTAATAAGTATTATAAATCTATGTTTTCCTTAGGCCATGACAAAATACATTGGATATACCCACAAGCAGAGTATGATTCAGAGGCTGCTGCTATTATAGGACCATTACCAGTTCAACCAGCTGGTATGGCTATGCATCCACAAAGTTCTGCTATAGTTTTAAAAGGAGATGCTCCTAATTTTCCTTCCGTAGGTTCTGCTTCTTGGATAGATGCTCGTCCAATGAGGTTAGGAGCAGGAGTAACTTCAGTAATAGACCATGGCAGCATTATAGGGTTATCTGATGATGATCATACACAATATTTAAATGAAGCCCGCGGGGACGAAAGGTATTATACTGAGTCTGAGGTGGATACTATATCGGGAACATTAAATAATGAAATAATGGAAAGTATGTCTTCTTTCTTAAAGTTACAGGATGTTCCTACATCTTACTCTGGTGAAGCATTAAAACATGTCATGGTAAATGCCGAAGAGACTGGGTTAAGTTTTATGGATTTTGAGCACGGCCACCAGATTGGTATAGATGGAGAGCCTACTATAACTACTGGCTCTGGGGCAAATGCTGGAAAATTTAGTGTAGCTTCGGTAGAGGTGTGGTTTTATATAGATAATAATAAATCTGGAGTTTTAAAACATAATATAGTCGAGAGTGGTTGGTTAGTCCCTGTCGATGACGTAACCGAATATATTTGTGCCGATAGAGATACAGATAGTTGGGTAATGCTAAGTAGTATGGATAGTATTGATTATATAAGATACATTCCATATTTTACTTCTTTTAAACGTGCTGGTAGTAATAATTTTCATTTTCAAAAAATGATATTAAAGTTTCATGGAGAATTAGATATTAATCACGAAAGATTATTAACAACGACTAGGTATTATAAGACAAACCAGGCTTTAACTGGCTTATCCGTAGATACTTCTTTAAATATAGTTTTGAATGGGGGCGTAGTTTATAACTCTAATTACAAATACGACTTACCATCAGTAACTGCCTCTACTAGACAATTTAAATGCACTAATATAAGCGGAACTTGGTCAATTACGTCTAATACTACACCAATATTAAATAATACTCAATATAATACAGTGTCAGGCCTTTCAGATCTTACAGATGGTTATTGGGGCTCTACTTATGTCTATAGAGGCGTAGAAGATCAGGATCATATGTATACAGTGCTTGGAGCATCCGAGTATCCATCTTTATCTTTAGCCCAAGCAGATAATAGTATACCTAATACTCCTGAACTTATTTCTGGTCACGCCATATTTGTTGGGAGAGTAATAGTCCAAAAAAACACTACTTCTGGTATTATTTGTGAGTCTGCTTTTACTAATATTTTTTCAGCTTCCTCAGCAATATCAGACCATGGAGTGTTGGCCGGACTTTTAGATGATGATCATACACAATATTTAAACGAAGCCCGCGGGGATGAAAGGTATTATACCGAGACCGAAATAAATATCATATCAGGAACTTTACAATCAAGTATAGATTTAAAACCTGATTCCTTTATAGATTTAGATACAGTCCCAAATACTTATTCTGGAGCTTCTGGTTATGTAGTAGTAGTAAAAGAAGGTGAAGATGGTTTAGAGTTTGTTTTACCAGATAGTTTGCATCATTCTGTTTATTATAGTAAAGATGATATTAATACTATTTCTGGAGTATTACAGGGAAATATAAATTTAAAACCGGACACATTTTTGGATTTATCTGACACTCCTTTAAATTACTCTGGGGCATAAGGTTATGTTTTAGCAATTAATGCCTCTGGAACTGGCATAGATTTTTATTCCTCACAAGAAATACATAGTGCTACTTTTTATACCAAAACTGAATTAACTACAAGCGGGGTTTTAGATACCAGGTATTACACTGAAACAGAAGTAGATACTATATCAGGTTCAATTTATAATTCAATTCCTACAGCACTATCTCAACTATCAGAAGATACTACACATAGAGTAGTAACTGATTCTGAAAAGAGTATCTGGTCAGGAAAACAGGATGTAATAGAAGATTATCCTTACATTAGACAATCCGATTTAGATAGAAACTGTTCCGGCCTTGGTGGAACCGCTTCAACATCTAGTCTAATTACAACTAATTCAGGAAATACTACCTTTAGTGTTGGTAGTGGTTTTGGTTATGTTAATAATCATACTGGAGTTCCTGGAACATTTGTATATGTAACTTTTTCCGGAGCCCAAAATGTGGCACATTTAGGAGATGGAAATACTCACATTGCTGTTGATATTAATGGTGATGTTGTAACATCCACTTCAGAACCAATAATGGCAAGTCATATATATTTAGGACATATTTATGTTATAAATAATTATATTGTGGAGGTATTTAATGTTCCTGAATGGGCAGGTCATTTTAGTGGAAGAGTAAATGGATTTGTTTCACATGGAATAAAAACAATAGTTTCTGCTGGTTTAGCTGTAAGTGAGCAGGTCACACCTTTAAAATTAAATATATCTTCTGGTAAGTTATATGTTAGACTTTCCGAGGTAAATGTATCTTCACCAATAACATCGTTTACAAAGATGTATGAAAATGATAATGTTTGGTATACAGATTCAAACAATATAGACTATGTTAATACAACACAGTGGAATAATGTAGCATCAGGTTTGGTTACTACTACTTCAGGTTATTGGAAAAAAGATCTTGTTTTAATTACCCCATCAAAAAATGTATATTATATTTTTGGTCAAGGAGAGTTTGCTTCAGAAGATTTGGCAATTGCTGGGCCTATACCTATAGTTCCTGATGCAATCAGGCAAGATAGTGCCTACTTAGCACTTATAGTAAGCAGGAAAGACGATACTTCTATAGACAACAGAATACACATTATATCTCCTAATTTAGATAGAATATTTGGTTATGGCACTAGTGGTGGCGGAACCGTAGTTGATCACGGAACTTTAATTGGTTTGGGTGATGACGATCATACACAATACTTTAATACTGAAAGAGGCGATGCAAGATATTTTACCGAGACTGAGCTAACTAATGGAGAGTTAGACTCCAGATACTATACTGAAACGGAATTAAATTCAGGTCAGTTGGATTCAAGATATTTTACAGAGTCTGAATTAACCACCAGTGGTTCTTTAGATTCTAGGTATTACACTGAGACAGAGGTTAATACAATTTCCGGCGCAATAAATGCTAAAATAATTACTGCTCATAATGGACTAACTGGTTTATCAGATGATGATCATAACCAATATCTATTAACTTCAGGAACAAGAAATTTAACAGGTATACAATCATATAGTTCTGATAATAGTTTTACAACAGCAAGACAGATTCCAGACAAAGGTTACGTAGATTCTGTAACTATATTTGGCCAAAATTATTCTCAAAATTCAAGTGAAGGTCAATCCTCTACAACAAGTAATACATATCAAAATAAACTAACATTAACTACAGCTTCTCTACCATCAGGAAATTATAGAATAAATTGGTATTATGAGTGGACACATTCTTCTATTAGTGATTTTTTTGACGCTCAGGTTCAAGTCAACAATGTAACTACTATTATGAATCATATACAAGAACCAAAACAGAGTGGAACATCTAACTGGGTATCTTCTTCTGGGTTTTATTATTATTCAGGTATAAGTGGTGTATTAACAATAGATTTAGATTATAGGACAAGTACAGCAACAAGTACAACATCCTACATAAGAAGAGCAAGATTAGAACTTTGGAGGATATCTTAATGGCAATGACAACTTATACATACTCAATAACAAATGATTTTCTTAATGGTATATTAAATTCTAATAAATTGACCACTGAAATAATTGGTTCAGGAATAGCCACTAATTTGTTATATGTTAATACAAATGGGGATTCCTGTGAAATAGTTTTTGTTGATGAATTATCTTCTCCAAATATTACTATTTTAAATGGATTGGTAGCAACTCATGATGGCGCTGCTGATGTGGCTCCTATTATGGAAGTTAAGTTGACCGATTTACCAAAAGATATTTCAGGTAAATTAAGAGTGCATCAAACATCTAGACGTTTAGGAACCAGAATATGTTGGGCAGGAGTAGGGGATGATCAATCAGATCCTCACAAGGTTGGTGGAGGAGTGCCTATTTCTTTTATTCACCATATAGGAGATCCTGATCCAGATCCTATCTATGTTGATTTCAATATGGTTAATAATGAGACATGGGTTCATGAGGGTTATGTTACTTGGAAGGATGCTATTTTAGACACTATAACCTTGGATCTTGTTACAAGAACTACAGGAGTTACAGTTGGTTCTAATACTAACTATAATTTGTATGGTGGATACTTAATAGTTCCGGCGGCAGGGAATGGGACAGTAAGCATAACTTCCGATATAACTACTCATAGTGGTGGACTAGTTTATATCCCTAATGATGACCTTGGTAATCCGCCAGCAGCTTATTGGAATGCTACGTGGAATACTTCTACAAAAAGGTATGAAAATATAACTGCAGCACCAACAGGAAATGGAAGGTATAATATGTTTGCTATTGAAATAAATTTGGCAAAATTTATAAATAAAATGCCTTTACTACATAGTGGTTTTATAGCATTAAATTCCTCAGATTCTGATCAAATAGGTCATGGAATGCGGTTAAAGATTACATCAGATACAAATACAGATACCGCGTCAGATCATGAATGGGCGTTAGCTAGCACGATTTGTTTGCATAGAAAAAAATCAGTATAGTTTAAGGAGATCACCATATGAATGTCTTATATAAGATTAAATCTGTAATTATTAGTTGGTTTGCTGATATAAGAATATACATTGGTGGTTTTATTTTATTCGGTAGTTCGGCATATGAAATAAAGGGCGACCATATGCGTGAGATTTTAGATACTTTAGAGCCTGGAGATATTCTATTAAGGCGTTACAGTCATTATATTGGTAGTAGATTGGTTCCTGGGTATTGGTCACATGTAGCTTTATATGTTGGGGATGGTGAGGTTATACATATGCTCGGTAACGGTATAGCTAAAGAAGATATTTTAACTTTTATGAGATGTGATGATATAGCAATTTTGCGCGGGGAAGAAAAAGATAGAGCATATAATGCTATCATAGGAGCAAATAATTATTATAACCTCTCTATAAAGTATGATTATAGTTTTAATTTTAAAGATAAATCAAAAATGAGTTGCACTGAATTACTTTATGATATTTACGCTGAACCAGAAATAACTAAAAGAATATCAGATAAATATATCTGCCCAGATGACTTCCTAAATTCCATATTTAAAGTAATATGGACAAAAGGCGAAAAATAATGACAGAGAGTTGGTTAAATGATTAGAGCTGACCAATCAGAAAGTTTTCCTATATTAGTTTCTTTATTTGATGAAGAGATAGGTCAATTAAGCTCAGGAGAGTTAGTGTATTACGATATTCGTAATATGGACGACACACCTTTATCTCCACCAAAGAATGGTCTTTTAACTGAGTCCACTTTTGAGCCTGGGCTTTATAAAAAAGTGATATCTATAAGTAATCCAGGAATTTACATTTGTTACTCCACATGTTCGGGCTTCTTGACTTCATCGGAGGAGATAATAATTAATGAAACAAGTATTTATGACCTCTTAAAACAAAATAGACATTATAATATATCAGTAGAGAACGTATCTCGTTCAAATGATACCCCAACTAATTCACAGACCACAAGAAAAGTTCCTTTAGGAGCCACAGACTATATCATCACTCGCATAAAGAGGGATCAAGATCCCGATTGGTCTGGTGCACATACAGTAAGCGGTTATGTTTACGCTTGGTATAATTCTGATACAGATGAAGTGCCTTATCGCATGGGGAGCCAAACATAATGAATATTTCATTTATAACATGGGCAGGATATCAATTAGCACCTTGTAAGGGCACTGTAGAGGTCGGAGACTGTGAAGAGTTTGTTTGGAATGGCACAGGTCCTCAGGATATTTACGGTGACTGGAGGCACTCTGGGCACGGTGTAGAGAGTGAAAGGTCAAAACACTCGGGCTCGCGCGGGCTAGAAGTGCAAGGTCATAATAATATTAGCACTTTGTTCACAAATAATAGCTACGTAGACATTTCAAGATACTCTATATTACTCTTTTGGATTAACGTTCAAAGATGGGATAACAATGCAGAATTTACTTTGGATTTTACAGACAAAGCAGTAGAGGAAATAGACTAA